TTTTTGAAGAATTTAGGGCAAATGTTGAAATAGCAAACTCTTTACAGACTGCTTTTGATGGTGTCACAAGAGGTATTGGTGATGCCGTTGCTCAATCATTGATATTTGGAAAATCATTTAAAGAAACATTTGGTAATATAGCCAGACAAGTATTGGCACAACTAATATCTTCATTAGTTCAAATTGGAATTAAAATGGTTTTAAATGCTACAATAGGTAGGACATTACAAGCCACCGCATTAGCACAAGGAGCGGCAACTGCTGCCGCCTTATCAGCAGCATATGCTACACCTGCAGCTTTAGCATCATTGGCATCTTTTGGAACAAATGCTATTCCTGCTCAAGCAGGAATAACATCCACTGTAGCTTTGTCACAAATTCTATCTAGCACTGGTGGTATTCCTAGACAAAATGGTGGTCAAGTTTTTGCAGGGCAAATGTACACAGTTGGAGAAAATGGGCGTGAGGCGTTTATTCCAAGAGAATCAGGAACGATTGTATCTAATGATCAATTAAATAGAGGAACTGTGGTTAATGTAAATATCATGGCTAATGACACAGAGGGATTTGATGAATTATTAGTTAAGCGTAGAAGTGTTATTGTTAATGTGATAAATGATGCACTCAACAGTCAAGGGAAGGAAGCATTAATCTAATGGCAGGTACATATCCAACAACACCAGAGTTTTCATCAGTAGGTTTTTCATCTGAGCAAAAGACAATCACCACCACTACAGACAGTGGGAAGATGTTTGCAGTTCAGGTAGATGGGCAGAGATTTAAATTTAGCGCAAGTTATCCGCCAATGAATAGATCAGAATTTGCTCCAGTTTATGCTTTCATTATGAAACAAAGATCACAAAAAGAAACATTCCAGATTGCCTTACCAGACTTAAAGAACGCCAAAGGTAGTATATCAGGAACAGTCTTAGTGAATGGATCACATAGTGCAGGAGATACTACCATTGATGTAGATGGAATGACTGGAGAAATTAAAGCAGGGGATTTTGTTAAGTTTGCAGGAGATACAAAGGTTTATATGGTAGTAAGTGATGCAACGGCAGTAGCAGGAGCAGCAACCTTGACGATTGAGCCACCTTTAAGAAGTGCTATAGCTGATGATGCAGCAGTCACTTATGATGGTGTAGAATTTACAGTAAGACTGACAAATGATGTGCAGCAATTCAATACAGGGGATTTAGATTTATATAGATTTGAAGTTGATTTTATAGAGGCGTTGTAATGGCTAGAGGACTATCCACTGCCTTAAAGAATGAACTAGCAAATCAATCTATTAATCCTGTTATCTTACTTGAAATATTATTTCCTACACCTGTTAGATTAACTAATCATTACAAAGATTTATCTCATAATGGTAATACTTATACTGCTAGTTCTCATCTTTTAGAGATAACTAATAATTCAGAAAGTTCTCAAATTAATGTATCTAGTTTTTCTATTAGATTATCAGCAGTAGATAGCACATTTACTTCTATTGTTTTAAATAACAATGTATCTAATGATGAAGTCACTATTGATATTGCTTTTTTAAACAGTACAGGCGCTATTATTGATACTTTCAATTATAATAAAGGATTTGTAGAAAGTTTTGGCATAGATACTAAAAATGGAATTTTGGGTTTAAATTGTACTTCTCACTTTGCAGATTTTAGTAGAGTAGCAGGTCGTAAAACAAACGAAGGTAGCCAACAAGTTTATTTTTCAACAGACAAAGGAATGGAATTTGCATCATTAACAGTCAAAGATATTTTGTGGGGTAGAAAATAATGGGTTGGAATCCGTTTAGTGCAATAGTCAATGGTATTACAAATATTGTCACTGGTGTTGTTGGTGCAGTACAAGATTTTATAGGGTGGATAAGAGATCCATTTAATATACCAGATATTCCAGATTATGATCAAGGAGATCAACAAGCACAAGGTGCTTTAATCAATAAACAATCTAACAATTCTTATATTCCTGTTGTTTACGGAACAAGAAGGGTTGGCGGTACGCGTGTATTTTTAGAAGTTTCTGGAAATGATAATCAATATCTTTATGGAGCAATCGTATTATGTGAAGGCGAAATAAATGCGATTACAAATATCTATGTTGAAGATGATGAAGTCACTTTTAATACTGGGTTTACTGATGGCGGAACAATCACATCAAACGATAGTCGTTTTGGATCAACAATCCAGATGCAAACCTTTTATGGAACTGACGGACAATCAGCATCTTCATTATTAACTACATTAGATAATTGGACTGCAAATCATAAATTATCTGGATTATGTTATATTGCATTCCGTTTTGAATGGGATAGTGACAAATATACAGGAATACCAAAAATTCAAGCAGAGATACAAGGTAGAAAAGTAGTTAGTTATAATTCTAGTTTGGTTGCTCAATCCCCTGCCCATTCTTCTAATCCTTCTTGGTGTCTATTAGATTATTTGACCAATACAAGATACGGAAAAGGAATTGATGTATCTGATATTGATTTACAAAGTTTTTATGATTCTAGTCAAATAGCTGAAACACAAGTCACCCCTTATTCTGGTGCATCAACAATTAATCTTTTTGACTGTAATGCTTATTTAGACACATCTAATAAATTAATGCAGAATGTCAAAGTTCTTTTAAAAGGTATGAGGGGATTTTTACCCTATACGCAAGGTAAATATAAATTAATTATTGAAAATACAGGAACGGCTACAGTCACTTTAAATGAAAATAATATTATTGGTGGTTTAAAAATAAATTCTGAAAAGAAGAATGAAAAATACAATAGAGTATTAGTAGATTATGTTTCACCAGACAAAGATTGGCAAAATGATACTGTTGTTTACCCAGAAACGGATGCTGAACATCAAACATTAAAAAATGCTGATGATGGATTTTTACAAGAAACTACAATTACAATCCCTACTATTACTAATCCTTATCAAGCACTGGAATTTGGCGAAATTATCCTTGAAAGAAGTAGAAATAATTTAACTGTTGAATGTTTAGCAAATTATGAAGCGTTAGATTTAGCTATCGGCGATATAATTGCTTTGGATTATGATCTAGTCGGATTTAGTTCTAAACCATTTAGAATTGTAGGAATGGCAATTAATCCAGATTTTACAGTCTTATTAAATTTAATTGAGCATCAAAACAGTTGGTACACTTTTACAGAAAAAAACCAAGTAGCTATTATTCCAGATACTAATTTACCTAATCCTTTTACAGTTCAACCACCTGCGTCAATAACATTAGGTGATGACTTAGTAGAATATAATGATGGTACAGTCATAACTAGATTATTGATTACTGTTGGTGATTCACCAGATGCTTTTGCAGATGATTTTGAGATTGAGGTAAAACAGACTTTAGACAAAGACGGAAACGCGATTGTTGATAATTACAGATTAGTTTCTCAAGGTAAATCTTTAGAATATCAATTATTAAATGCTATTGACGGCGCTACTTATGAAGTAAGAGCAAGAGCAATTAACAGTATTGGCGTTAAATCAACTTATATTACAGGAACACATCAAGTAATTGGTGCTACCTTGCCACCTGCTAATGTGGATGATTTTTCTATTTCATTAATTGGTAGTGACCAAATGCAGCTTTCATGGTTGCCAGTTGCAGATTTAGATGTAGAGAGTTATGAGATCAGATATCAGAAAGTATCTAGTGGATATTCTTGGTTTAATTCTACTGACCTTGTAAGAGTTCCAAGAAGAAGCGCTAATAGTGTTATCTTAAACAAAATTGATCCACCCTTTACTTTAGGAATTAAGGCTATTGACAAACTAGGAAATGAAAGTTTAGAGCCTGCCCTGATTGTATCTTCTAATGTGACCGCTCAGGGTTATCAACTTATTAACAGTATTTCAGAACATCCTAATTTTGCAGGAACATTTACTAATACTTTTAAAAGAACAGAAACAGGATTAGCTTCTGGTGATAATGTTATTACTTTAGATACTATTAGTTTATTTGATAGCAAAACAGGATTATTTGATGCCGTACCTTCTGGTTATGTCTTTGAAACAGGCGGAATTGATAAGAATATTATTGGTAGTGGTTTTTATAATTTTAATAGCACCTTCACTTTACCATTTATCTATGATGCTACCTTTAAGATCCAATTAGACATGGTTTCAGATGATCCATACGATTTATTTGATTTTGGTAGAGGTAAAGATTTATTTGAAAATGCTAAAGCGCCATTTGATGGCAATCTACCTACCAATGCAGGTACAAATATTCAAATAGGAGCAAGTGAAACCAGTCTTGATGATATATCTACATTTACAAGCGTAGCCCAACAAGGAACATTTAAAGGTAAATACTTTAAGTTTAGAGCCAGACTAATCAGCTTAAACAATCAATCCAGAGCCTTAGTTAAAGGTTTAACTGTATCTCTGAACTTACAGAATAGATCAGAAACAGGAGATGATATAGTAAGTGGAGCAGGAACTTATAGCGTCACCTTTACAAATCCTTTTTATGCTAATCCAAATGTCAATATTACAGGTCAGGATATGGCTAGTGGTGATTATTTTGTAGTGGCTAATAAAAGCATATCTGGTTTTGATATAACTTTTTATAATGGCGCAACTCCAATATCACGAACTTTTGATTATCAAGTTAATGGTTATGGGTTGAAATCATAATGAATATGAGGTATTAAAAAGTAATGTCACAAGTTTCACAAATTACTATAGATAATGTTGCATTTGGTACTTTTAGATCAAATCTTAACGATACATTAAACGCACTTAATTCTCAGCATATTGGAAGCACTGCGCCTACTTCAGCAGTGGCAGGTACAATTTGGATTGACAACTCCGCAGCAAATACGCTATCTGTAAAGATATATGATGGTGCTGATAGCTTAGAGTTGTTTTCTATCAACACATCAACAAACGCAATAACCCTGCCAAGTGGTATTAGCGTCACCGAAAGTGATCCTAATAGTATTCCATTTGCAGTAGCTTTAGGGAGTTAAAAAAGAATGGCAAATAATTTTTCAGATGCACAGGCAAGTCTAACAGATGCGACTTTGACTGATGTTTATACTGCAACTAATAAATCACTTGTTATTGCAGGAACAGTAGCAAATACGACTACTACATCAATGAATGTTTCCGTAAAGAAATATGATGATAGTGCAACCGCAGGAAAATTCATTTTCAAGAATGTACCTTTACCACAAGGCTCATCTTTAGAATTACCAAAGGTCGTATTACAGACATCAGATAAAATTCAAGTTCAAACAGATGATGCCTCTGGCAACTGTGATGTTCATTTACAACTATTAACAGATGTGAGTTAAGTATGGGATATATTGGAAATTTCCCAACTGCCTTACCTTTAAGTTCAAATGATTTAAATGATGGAATAGTCACTACTTCAAAATTAGCTAACGATTCAGTTAATGCTTCTAAATTAGATGAAACAGATAATTATGCCTTTACTGGTACTGTGAGTGGTGCAGGTGCTTGGAATTTAATTTCTACTAATGAAATAACTACTGCAGTTAATACAGTAGAGTGGACTGGTCTTGATGATACCTACAAAGTATATGTTGCTGTTATAAATAATATGCAATTAACTGGTGACGGTGGTATAGGATTTAGAATTGGTGATAGTGGAGGGTATAAAACTTCTAATTATAGATATACAGGTTTTGAATCTGTTGCTAATACAACTGCTATTAATGGTGTTGGTAATACTAGTTCTAATAGAATTTCTTTATCTGGCTCACATTATAATTTTGGTGGTGATACTTTTGAAAGTGCCAACCTAACAATTTGGTTTTATAATTTAAGAGGAACATCTGGACATAAACATTTCTTAGCACATACTTCATTTGTAGAAGCAGGAAATTATCACGCACAAAGTCTTTATAGTGGAAGATTATATGAAACCACTGCTATGGATAGAATACAATTTGGAAATATTGGTGGTGGTCAAAATATGGATACAGGAACATTTAGTTTATATGGAGTATCACAATGAAAAAATATAGTAATGGTATATTGGTTGATATGACTGCTGAAGAAATAAATCAATGTAATATTGATATTGCAGAAGCACAAGCAAACGCATTTCCAAATGCTCTTAAATTTTTAAGAGTTAAAAGAAATGCTCTCTTATCACAAACAGATTACTTAGCATTATCTGACCAAACAATGAGTGCAGAGATGACTACTTATAGACAAGCATTAAGAGATATTACTAACGGATTAACTACAGTCGCAGATGTTGAAGCAGTGGTATTCCCAGAAAGACCAGAGGCATAAATGAGTTATATAGGGCGTTCACCACAAATCGGAGCATATTCTAAACTAGATAGTATCACCACAGACGGCAGTGCATCTTACACAATGCAATTAAATTCAGCTAACTTTGTACCAGAAAGTGTTAATCATTTAATCGTATCTGTTAATGGTGTTATCCAAGCACCTACTGATTCTTTTACAGTAAGTGGATCAACAATTACTTTTGCATCTTCATTAAGTGCATCTGACACTATTGATTTTATTATGGCATTAGGAAATGTTTTAGATATTGGAGTACCAAGTGATGCAACAGTTTCAACTTCTAAGATTATTGATAATGCAGTCACATCAGCAAAATTATTTAGTTCATTTGCAAACGGATTAACAAATATTAACTATCAAACATTTACTTCATCTGGAACATACACACCAACAACAGGAATGGCATTTTGCGAAGTTTATTGCACTGGTGGTGGTGGAGGTGCAGGGGGTACAGACGGAAATGATACCTCTTGTTCTTTAGCGTCTGGTGGAGGCGGAGCAGGTGGAACGGCTATTAAAATTTATTCAGCAACAGAAATAGGTGCATCAGCAACAGTCACTATTGGCTCTGGTGGCTCTGGTGGAAATGGTGCTACTAGTGGTTCTAGTGGTGGAAATTCTACATTTATCCCTGCAGGAACAGGAGGAACTATTACAGGAAATGGTGGTAATGGTTCATCTGGTTATAATGGTGGTGGTGATGAAGCCAGAAGGGGTGCTGATGGTGGTGGTGCATCTGGTGGTGATTTAAATTTAAATGGTGAACACGGGCATCATGGCGAAACAAGTAATGACGGAGTTATTGGTGGAAACGGAGGTAGTTCATTTTTTGAAAGAGGTGGATTGGCTAATGACAGAGCAAGGAATGACGGTTCTGGTACAACAGGTGTTGCGGGAAGCAAAGGTTCTGGTGGTGGTGGAACAGTAGTAAGAAACGATACAGGAACTTCTACTGGTGGTGCAGGTGGCTCTGGTTTCGTAGTAGTTAAGGAGTTTATAAATGGCTAAAGTTTGTATTTTAAACAAAACAACTAATGTTGTTGAAGATATTGTTTAGTAGATGATTTAAATAATATTCCAGATTTCATCTATAATGAAAATCAAAAGATAGCAACTGACCATACAGGCGAGATTGGTGATACTTGGAATGGTAGTTCTTATGATAATATTAGAGATAATACAGATTTAACCTATTCACAAAATCAAATTGATAAAAAAAATTCAGCAAGACAAAAACTTGTTGATTTAGGATTAACAGTAGAAGAAATTAAGGAGGCATTCGGTATTTAATATGGCGCTAATTAAAATAAAATCTGAATCTATGAATTTAGCTGATGACTATGCCTTTACAGGTACAGTGACAGGTGCAGGTGGGGGTAAGGTTTTACAAGTACAATCAGCAAATTATACTTCTGTTTATGGTACTGCTAGCACTGGTTATGGTATTGTTATTACTGTTGTCATTTCACCTACTGCAAATACAAGTAAATTTTATATCGTACATAATAACGGAGCAAATAGTGGTACTAATTCCACAAACTTTGGTCATTCAACTATTGTAAGAGAAGTTAGTGGTGGAGGAACAACAAATCTAGGTGGTGGTCATGGCTCATCTTTTACTATTAATAAAGATGCTACTGGAGGTGAGAGTTCTGTATCAACAATATTAGATTCACCAAACACAGTTTCACAATTAATTTATACTGTTCAAGTAAAATCAGATAACGCAGGAAGAACATATTATTACAATGGTATTTCAAGCGGACAAGCAGGACAGGCGTGTTTAACAGTAATGGAAATAGCAGGTTAAAAACAATGATAGACATAGCAAAAATAATAGAATCACTTAATAAAAAGAATGGAAATAATTATGAATTTGTAGTCAAAGGAAATCCAACAACTGAGGAAGAATATAATAATAATGTTGATTTTGTATCTAGTATTGACATTAATGGTTTTGCTATTTTTTCTGATACTAAATTTTATACATGGTCACAAATACAAACAGAATTACCTTTAGTAGAATTTAATAATGCTATGGAAGAACTTAGAACTAAAAGAAACGCATTATTAGAAGAAACTGATTACATAGTCATCAAAGCAAAAGAAACAGGTGCAACAATCCCAACTGCTTGGAAAACATATAGACAGGCATTAAGAGATATAACCAATGGACTGACTACTGTTGAAGAAGTAGAAGCAGTCATATTCCCAGAGAAGCCCTAATGAACTTAGATAGCAAGACTATCGGTATTATTATGGCGATTGCAATACAATCGGTATCGCTTGTATGGTTTATATCTAAAATGGATAGTAGAATAGCCAACAATGAAAGAGATATGCAACGCATTATGGAAATGCACAAAGATTATGATAAAATGCAGAAACAAATAGACCGAATATCTTGGCTATTAGATGCAGATGCTAGAACAAATTAAGGAGGCATTATGGCTACAGAAAAAGAACTACAAAAACAATTAAGAGAAGTTAAAAGAGAAGTAAGAGAATTAAGAGAGCATAATAAGTTCTTATTAGATAGACTAGAAAAAGCACACGAAAGAAATGCGGAAGTTAGAAAGCAAATGATGACTATGACTTTTGATGATGTTTTAAAAACACAAAAAGAACTAGCGGAATATCAAGCTAAATTTAAAAAAGATCAGGAATTAATGGAAGCATTTGACAAACAATCACAAATTAAACTAGGCGAGTTAGGTGCATAATGGCTAACATGACTAAGTTAGAGATTGGTGAAAAGGTAGAAGTATTAATCACCAAGCTAACAGTCATGGAAGAAAAAATAGATCACCTTCAAGAAGGTTTAGAAAACGCAAATACTAAAATTGAGGATTTAGATAAATCAATCAATATGGCTAAAGGCGGATTAAAGGTTTTAGTCATCATTGGAACAGTGGTTGCTATCTTAGTAGGATTTGTAAAACTAATTGGTGTCATTAAGTGACCTTAAAAGCAATATTCCTTGTGGGATATTTTTGCTACAATTCAGTCTGTATCTCTGTTAATGAAAAAACCCAATCCTTTGAACATTGTAAAATCTTAGGAACTGATCTAAAGTTAATCTTAGATGAATACAATATTCGCAAATACAGATTTGCTTGTGTAAACGCAGCAGATGTTGGCGCATAAAAAAATATTAGTTATTGGTGATACTCACTTTCCTTACAGTCACCCTGAGTGCATAGAGTTCTTAGCTAAACTCAATAAATATTACAAACCTGATACAGTCATTCATATTGGAGATGAAGCTGATTATCATTCACAGAATTTTCATGGTGTTGATCCTGATCTACCCAGTGCCTTTGATGAATTAGAAGTCACTAAGTCATGGATTAAAAGACTAGAAAAGATATTTCCAAAAATGACCTTACTAGAAAGTAATCATGGTAGTTTAGTCTTGCGTAGAGCCGTAGCTAATAAGATGTCTAGGAGATTTATAAAACCCTATAATGATATTTTAGAAGTCAATAAGAAATGGGAATGGAAAGACAAACACATTATTAAAACAGATAAGAATACAATTTGCTTTGCACATCAGTTTTCCAAAGATATTGCCAAAGCGGTCAAAGAAACGAGTATGTGCTGCGTTCAAGGACACTTTCACACAGTATCAGAGGTTAAATTTGTAGCTAATGATTTTGCTTTAAACTGGGGTATCTCTACAGGATGCCTAGTGAATAAAGATAGTTTAAGCATGGCATATATGAAAGTTAATGTAGCAAAACCTATTCTTAGCTGCGCTTTGATTACAGATGGCATCCCTGCCATTACACCTATGGTCTTGAAGAACAATGGATCATGGGATAAAAATATCTACATATGAGGATCGTTAAAGTAGGTAATCAGATAAGATTAACTATGACGAATGAAGAACTGGCAGAGGTCACAGAACGCAACAGTTTAGATTTACATATTGGATATCTAAATGTATTGCAGCAGGATCTTAGTAAGGTAATGACGGAACTATTACCAAAGGTTAAGAAGGTGAGAAAGAAATGAACATAGATAGAATTAAAAGGGATATTATTTTATCGGAGGGGATCAGACACACTGCTTACAAAGACACGCTCAATAATTGGACTATAGGCGTAGGTCATTTAATCAAATTACCTGATGAGGAATATTTAATAGATAAAGAACTCACATCTTTAGAAGTAGATCAGATATTTACCACTGATTTAAATCAAGCCATTGATGATGCAAGAAAGTTTATTGATGTAAATGATATCCATGAAGAAGCATTTGAAATAGTGGTTGATATGGCATTTAATCTTGGACTACCTAAGTTGATGAAGTTCCAGAAGTTCAGACAAGCCTTACTAGCCAAGCAGTATAAAATGGCATCTATAGAAATGTTAAATAGTTTGTGGGCTAGGCAGCTACCGAACAGATCAAAAAGATTAGCTAAAAGAATGAGAGGTTTAGCATGATGGGATTATTAAGTGCGGCTGCACCTATGATCAAAACTTTATTTAGTACCATAGATAAAACGATAGACAACAAAGCAGAAGCGGAAAAGATCAAACAAAAAATTCAAGAACAATTAATTTCAGGACAACTAAAAGAATTAGAAGCCCAAGCCAAAGTCATTACGGCAGAAGCTAATGGAAGTTGGCTACAAAGAAACTGGCGACCATTATTAATGCTAATATTTGCAGGATTAGTTGTTGCGCATTGGTTTGGATTTACTGCACCTAACATTCCTGAGAGTGTTCAGAACAGTTTATTAAATATTGTCTTAGTGGGTGTAGGCGGTTATATTGTTGGTCGGTCAGGCGAGAAGATCGCCGATAAATTTAAGAAGGAGTAAACTATGAAAGATTGGATAATGAATAAAGTAAACTGGGTACTAGATGAACTAGATCCGTATTGGACTTGGAACAATCTATGGAAACTAGCAATCATCATTTTGGTGGTCTGGTTTGGTCATGGATTAATGCACTAATGATCACTACTACTGGAAGCCTAGCCGTTTTAATTAAACCAAGAATAATTGGCAGCAAAGGTAGAACATTTAAAAAACTATCATTTGGGAAGATACCCATAAAGAAACCTAAATTAAGAATAGGCAAATTAAAAAAGGCAAGATGATTAACACCTTGCCTTTATATATACACACAAACTTTGGACTCCCATTGTTTGTTAATTGTTATCAGTATAATGAAAAAAGAAACTGAAACAATACTGTATTTAGAATTTTATGATCACAGTTCATCCACGAATGAATGGCAAAACTATAAAGAAATTTTATCTGATTTAGATCCAGATCAGAGCATCATGAGAGCCGTAGGAAGATTAATAGGAGAAACTGAAATAGCCTATAAATTAACTTCTATGTGGGGTGATGAATGTGCAGGATCAGGTCACTGTATTATCAAATCCACCATCATTAAGGAAATCAGGTGGGAAGTACCTAAAAAAACCCCTAAAAAATCCGTTTTAAAGACCTTACAGTAGGGTTTTAATCTAAATAGCATAAATACCACTCTAAAATGAAAAGAGGGGTAATCAGTTGCCCAATTACCCCACAGGAGGAACTCTTATTTGCTAAAAAATAAGATATTTCCTAGATACACTATAATCACCCAAAAACAATGCCAACAGGGATATTAATTATTTATAATTTAGCTATTGACGAATTATAAAAAAATGTGGTACAACTATCACAATGAAAAATACAGGAGAAACTAAAATGATTAATTATTTTTTCAGAGATGGTGAAAAAGTTGAATACAAAGTATTTGACGATAACGGAAAATTAGTAGCTAACAGATATTGCGGTAAGTGCGGCGGTACAGGTTTAACACCTTACTACTGGGTACAGGGTGGTACTTGTTTCAAATGTGATGGAACAAAAATTGATCCTACTCCTAGAAGGGTATTTACAAAAGAGGAGTTAGATAGATTAAATAAAAATGCAGAGATAAGACTAGAAAAGAGAATGGCAAAAATTAAAGTAGAAAATAATCTAGTTATTTCTGGAATTGAATTTGGTCATTATTGGAAAAGTTTTAATGAAAGAGTAGAATTTAAATCATGGAGAGAAATTAAAAAATCTAAATATTTAGCCTGCATCAAAACAGGTTTTAGCTTAGAAATTTTAGAGTCAAAGACAAAAGATTTCTGGGTTAAAGTAAAATCTGACTTTGTTGAATTAGGTAAATATGTCAAAGAACTAACTTTAGTTTTTAAACATGGTTTTGAAACTCAATATGGTTATTCAGAAATTTTTAAATTTATTGATGACCAAAGTAATCAATATGTTTGGTTTACTTCTTCTTATCCTAAGTTAGAAAAAGGCAAAACTTATAATGCTAAATTTATTGTAAAAGATAATCAAGAGTCTGAAGAATATGGCAAACAGAATATGATTAAAAATTTTAAGGAGGTAAAATAAATGATACACGATCTAATCACAGTGCTAGTTCACTTAGGAACATTTGCTTTCATACTTTATTTCATTAAGGAGATATTCAATGACTAAATTAACTGCTCAAGAAGAAAAAGAATTTAATGAGTTTGTTGAAAGAATGACAGAAGAATTTGGTAGCACAGGTGCATCTTGGAGATACGGAACAAAAATAGGCAAAGGTGGACTTAGTGGTGAGAAAAGAACTAAAGGAAAATATTTTCATACATTGAAAAATGGGAGTGTAAAATAATGACTTGGACTATGCACTATGGATATCTGAATGATACAGATATTCTTGATACAACGATTTTTGTTAAGGAGAATGAGCGTAGCTATTTAGCAGTTGCGCTTTTCTCAGGTAAGTCAAAATCATTCTATAAGAAAGATGCGAAGAAACTTTTGAATAGAATATCTAATCCTAAAAACTTAACAAAAGACTGGGTTGATAGTTTTATCAATCCTGCAGACAAAGCTAGTAGTGATTTTATGAGCAGAATGTTTGATCAGAATAATCACACTAGAGAAATCAAACAATTCCTTGAAGGGAGAATACATGACTAAACTAGAACTAATCTATGGCAAGAAGCCAAAGAGAGAACAATTCATTACTAAGGCTCTACCAATAGAGTTATGTGATGAAATTGAGAAAATAACTAATGGCTATGATGCGCCTTTTTACATTAAGGTAAAAGCATTTGTAGAACATTATAAGAAAACACCAAACGCTAAATACTAACCAAAGGAGGAACTTTTATGGAAAAGAAAATATTTAGTACAACTCAATACGATAACTTTACTTTCTTTGAAGGTAATAGATCAGTAGATCAAAACAGGATCAAACAATTAATGGAAAGTATTAAGATTAATGGTTTGATTAATCCGCTAGTGGTATCTCAGAACTTGGAGATTATTGATGGTCAGCATAGATACGCTGCATTAAAAATCTTACAGATGCCTATTGACTATCATATTCACAATGTGGATAGAGGTCAGCTAATCTCATTAGTAAGAGATATCAATTCAGTTCAAAAGAATTGGACTAACTATGATATTGCTAATGCCTATGCCGTACATTCACCTAATAAGATCCATTACAAAAGATATTTGGATTTAGTTGATCTAGGTATTAATCACTCAGCAGCTTTAGAAGCCTGTGGTTATTTATCTGTAGGTGATAATGAAAAAGGCTATAGCAAATTCTACAAGAACTTTAAGAATGGCAATCTGGAGATTACCGAACAGGTATTCAACAATGTTAAAGGGTTTGTAGCAACTTTAGTTCAATCACCTTTTGAGAAGAAGATTTGGAATAAGGCACACTTCATTAGAGCGTTATTACATCTTCATAAGTTATATAAGTTAGACATTAAGAAGTTCTTTAGAGCCTACGAGAATAATCCTTATAAGTGGAAAAAAGCATCTACTTATGATGATCATAAAACTTCTATGGTTAAACTTTATAACTTTAATAATCAAAGACCAATTAAGGTCTTGTTTGAATAGGAGGAACTATGCAAGAAAAAGAAAAATCAGTCTGTGACATTTGTCAGGGAAATCATTACTACATTGATGCTGATGAAAACATCATCCAGTGTAGCGAATGTACGGCACAAGGCTATAAAGACGAACAGGAGAATATACCCAATGAAACCAGAAGCTAAACCTTTTATGCACATCTTAGAGAAGTGCTTTGAGAGAGATGGGAAATTCTCTATACCCTTAGTAGAAAAACAGGAGGTGAAAAATGAGGATATTAATTATACTACTTATAATTTTTCTAACTTCATGCTCATCAAAGATCATTCACGATCCAAGAGGAAATAAGGGTAGCGAAGTGGCTCAGAGATATTTAGATGATAAATATAGCTGCGAACAGTTAGCTAAAGACAATACTAATGGTGTTGTTGAAGGCTATAAGGTAGTTCATAACTGGTACATCAGACCATCTTTTCTTTTCTTAATTGATAAGATGGAGTATAGTTATAACAATTTAGTAAAGGAATGTTTACGAGGTCGTGGGCATTCCATACTTTAAGGAAGGAACTTTAAAATGGAAATAAGAACGGAAAAGCTGCTATCCGCACTTGAAGCAGCAAAGAGAGAGTTTAAGCCATTACAGAAAAACGGCAAAAACAATTTCTTTAAAACTCAAAACGGAGTGCATGAATACAGTACCTTAGTAGATATCAAAAATGCTACAGATGAAGCATTAAATAAACATGATCTATCATTGTACTACACAATCACTTTTGAAAATGATCTTCAATTCCTGACTACTAACTTAGTACACACAGGATCAGGTCAGTTCATAACTTCAAGATCAGTCTTAGGTAATCTATCAAACAATCCGCAACAAATTGGATCAGCGATTACTTATTACCGCAGATATCACATTCAGGCTATGTTAAATCTGGAAGCTGATTTTGATGATGATGGAAATAAAGCATCAACCCCAAAGCCTAACAATACACCAATTAAAGGAGGTCTATAATGACTGCATATGTGACTTTGTTTTTTAATGATAAAAAACAAGACGGAGATAACTTACCACTTTATCAAAATGGTAAAGTTAAATTTGATGAAACTATTACCTTAGAAGCAGGTAAGGTTTATGAGATTGCGCTATGGAAAAAAACCGAAAATAAAAATGGTGATCCTATGAACGCAGTGAGCATCAAGATTGATGAGAGCGATTACTGGAACAATAAAGAGCCAGAAACTACGCAGCAGTCAAATCCGCATGAAAATATCCCATTCTAAAAGAGATATTATCAAGGATAAAAAATACCTGATGTGGGTATGTAGTTTACCCTGCATCTCATGTCAGGTAAGGGATGGAACTTATAAGATCAGTGACACCATACAGGCTCACCATGTTCAACTTAGAAGATACGGCGCTATGATTAGAGATGATAGTAGAGTAGTGCCGTTATGCTTTTACCCATGTCATCACTTACTACATACGAAATTTGGGGAAAAGAAATTCTGGGGTGATCTAAATTTTGATCCGATTGAGTACGCTGATAAACTATACAAACATTACAAGGAGAAGCTAAAAAATGAGAAAAGTACACGAATATAAAATCAAATCTCTATTCAAGGGATTTGCACCAGTGAGAGATAAAGTAATCAATGACTGTAAACGCAGAAATGAAGATATTGCGATTTTGGTCTATGAGAAAAAGATGATCCTGCCGATAGAAAGTTTTGGCAGCTTCGCTTATTCCGTACCAGTTAAAGATAAATTCACTTCTGATATTCATCAGTTATTATACTTTGAATTTAAAGAAGAAGATAAACAACAAACTAATTTATTCTAAGGAGGAACAATGATGAATAAAGAAGGATTTGAACATTGGGATCTATTACCCATGTCATACTCAAAATTAAACTCATGGAGGTCATATCCCTGCCAGTTTATTATTAATAAAATATTTAAGATCAACACAGGAACTAATCCTGCCATGTTTACAGGGATTATTGTTGAAGAATTATTGAAAGATTTATTAATGGGAAATGAATCTGAAGATAATACTCAAATGAAGTTAAGAGATTTTCAACAAACTCTGAAAGATTATCATGATCAGGATGAAGTAGCTAAATACTTAAAATTGATCCCAAAGTATTACGAAAACTGTAGAGCCTTATTTAATAGATTTGGTAATCAACCCCTGCACTCTTACCAAGAAGAACTAACAGTGGAAATAGAGGGTATTCCCTTTATTGGTTATTCTGATTTTGTCTGGGATTTAGGCGAGGAAGGGATGTTTATTTTTGATCTTAAGACTAAAGGTAGAATGGCGATCAATCATTCAGATAAGTTGCAGCAGCTAATTTATAAAAAGGCATTAGAACAGAAATACCAAAAACCAGTTCACTGCAGTTTATTTGTAGTCACACCTACAAAGCATCACTTTGAGGAAATAGAATTTACTGATGAACATGAAATAGAGATCAGAAATATTCTTAAAGGCATAGATAGGGTTTTACAATTATGTGATGAGCCTAAAGACTGGGCATATATCTATCAACCTAATGTGGATGACTTTATTTGGAATAATCCAAAAATGGTAGAAGCTAGGCGGCAAATATGGGGTATCTAATGGTTAGCAATAGAGGATTTGTACCTAACAAAGAAAGAGTAGTCATAAGATGTGAAAATTGTTTAAGAAAATTTACTAAATTTATGGCAATAAGATTGTATCAACATAAAGAAATCTATAAATGTATAAGTTGCTATAATTCAGGAGGTAGTAAAAATGGCTAAAATGATATTTATCAATTATTGCCCTGATGATCAATTATCTGGGTGCATGATCCTCAGTTATAAAGCTGAATTAACTTATAGAAGGCTACAGGATTTAATTTATACCAATGATGATCTATTATTTGATGATCCTATTATCTGGGAACTAGCAACCAGAGGATTTTGCGAAGATTTATCAGAGGTCAAATCTGAACTTATCAAAAAAGGGAAAATCAGAATAGAGGATGGAAAGATCAGGAATAAGAGATGTTCTGAGGAAATCCAAGCAGCTAAAGAAAGACATGATAAATCAAAGAAAGCTGCTACTGCTAGATGGGGTGTTCCAAACAAGTCATTTGGTACACCAAATAGGGATGAAAATACAACACCTAATGCTAACGCATCATCTGAGCATATGCCTGAGCATGATCCAAGCATATGCCAACCACTAACCACTAACTACAAACCACTAACTACTAATAATAAACTAAATATATATACACAGGAGTTTGATATTTTCTGGCGAAAATATGTTCTTGATGAGAATGACAGAAGATCAACTAAGTATGATAGTTATCAGCAGTGGAAGAAGTTAAAAGATGAAGATAAAAAATCTTTAGGCGAGAAGTTCCTTACTTACAGAAATCAAAAAGGGGAATATTATAAAGCATTAGAGAGGTTTATTTCAAAGAAAATATTTATGGAGATAGTACCTGAGAAGCAGCTTTCTGATCAAGAAATGAAAGATTGGAAATTTAATTCTGATGTAGATATGCGCCGTAAGGGGATGAAACCTTTATCTTGGTCAGTAAGTTATATCAGGGAACTTGACGAATATATTGAGAAAAACCCAGTATGATTATTTATGGGCTAGGAAATGGATCTTAGCCCACTCTCTATCTTGCTCTTTAAATTCTACTTCTACAAACTTGTCAATGCCTTGAGCAGCATGATCAAACTTGAACAAGTCAAGAAAAAACTGAATAGATTTATTAGTAATATGGTAAACATTCATGGTTGGAATATAGGAATAAATGTTTATCTTTGAATTGATAAATGAGTAAATCAGATATGCAAAAACCACAGAATTACATCATTATAGATAATGAAGATGGCACATATTCCGCTTATGTGAATTATGGTGTATTTGAAAGCAAAGAAGATGCAGAAATAAGTTTACAATATGTTATGGATCTTATGGGATATAAATTACAACCCCAAGTGACTTATCACTGATGAATGTTCAATTAAAAGCAATTACGGATATAAAACCTTACGCTAGAAATCCTAGAAAAAAGAAAAATTTAAATAAAGTTGTAGAAAGCATTAAACAGTTTGGATGGCAGCAACCTATCGTAGTAGATAGAGCAGGAGTGATTGTTGCAGGTCATTCCAGATATGAAGCAGCTAAGATATTAGAATGTAAAGAGATACCAGTGCTGATTGCTGATCTATCCCCTGAAAAAGCAAAAGCCTATAGAATAGCAGATAACAAAACAAATGAGTATAGTGAATGGGATTTTTCCTTATTAAACAAAGAATTTACGGACTTGCTAGATATCAATATGGATTTAGAGATCACAGGGTTTGATACTAAAGAACTTGAAGATTTCTTTACATTTGATAAAGAGGATGATGTAGCCAAGATTAAGACAGAGAAATCCTGCCCAAATTGCGGTACAAAATTAAAATAGAGTACACTCTACTCATAAAGAGGTAAAAACATGGCAAGACCAAAACTAGATATCAAAGGGGAGGAAGTTCAAAAATTAGCATCATATGGATGCACTAATACAGAAATTGCAGACTATTTTAATTGTAGTGAAGGCACTATTAGGAATGGTTTTTACGAATATTTGACAAAAGGCAGAAGCATAAAGAAATTGCGTTTAAGACAGATCCAATGGCAGATAGCAGAAAAGGGAAATGCAGCTATGGCTATTTGGCTAGGGAAGAATGAATTAGGTCAATCTGATGGTGGATTGATTGCAGAAGATAACGAGCCTTTAGCATGGTCAGTTGATTAGTGCCGCTAAGTAAACCTCAAAAGCAGATATTAGAATGTGATAAGCGTTTCCGAGTATTAATTACTGGAAGAAGATTTGGTAAGACCTTTTTATGTATTCAAGAAATAGCTAAATTTGCTAGATACCCTAAAAAGAAAGTTTGGTATGTAGCGCCAACTTATAGAATGGCTAAAGACATTGTTTGGAATGATCTAGTAGATAGAATGGTCAAACATAAATGGGTAAGCAAGATTAATCATAGTGATCTGAAGATTATCTTAAAAAATGGTAGTGAGATTTCCCTGAGAGGTGCAGATAACGAGAATAGCCTGAGAGGTGTTGGATTAGATTTTCTTGTGATGGATGAATTTGCGGATATCAAAGAACACGCCTATACGGAAGTATTGCGACCAACCTTATCTGATAAGGGAAGAATGGGTGCTGCTCTATTCTGTGGAACTCCAAGAGGATATGGAAACTGGTCTTACAATCTATTTACGAGAGAGAAAGATGACGACCAATGGCAATCATTCCAGTTCACTACATTAGAGGGTGGTCAGGTATCTAAACAAGAAATAGAACAAGCTAAATCTGATCTGGATGAAAGAACATTTAAACAAGAATATCAGGCATCATTTGTTAATTATGCAGGACAGATTTATTACAACTTTGATAGGAAAGAGAATGTCATAGACAAATACACTCCTCAAACGGCAGAACTACACATAGGCATGGACTTCAACATTGATCCCATGAGTGCCGTAGTATCAGAGATTATAGGCAATAAGATTATTATCCATGATGAGATAGTGATTTACTCATCCAATACTGATGAATTAGTACAAGAGATAAATGCAAGGTATAAAGATAAGCACATCTATGTTTACCCTGATCCTGCTGCCAAGCAAAGAAAGACATCCGCAGGTGGCGTGACGGATTTAGCCATCTTGAAAAATGCAGGATTTAATTTAAGAGTTAGAAATACACATCCACTAATTAGAGATAGGATTAATGCAGTGAACACTAAATTGAAGAACGCTAATGGAGTTAGAACTTTATTTATTGCTAATAGTTGTAAAAATGTGTTAAAAAGCATTGAAAGACAAATTTATAAGGAAGGCACGACCATACCTGATAAAGATAACAATTATGATCATATGAATGACGCATTAGGATATTTAGTGGAATATTTATACCCTGTAAGAAGGGATTTTAAACCTAGCAAACCCCAGAGGTGGAGTTAATGGCATTATACAGTAGAGAATTTTTAACATCCAGACATAAACACTATCAAGAAAAGTTTAAGGATTGGCATTTCCATTTAATGTCATATCTGGGCGGTCAGGACTATCAAGAAGGATATCAACTTAATAGATATATTTTAGAAACTGATGAGGAGTATTTAAAACGAGCAGAGAATACTCCGATAGATAACCACTGTAAGAATGTGGTGCAGATTTATACTTCATTCCTATTCAGAGTTCCACCTACAAGAGATTATGGATCATTACAAGGTGATCCGCAGCTAGAGAGTTTTATCAATGATGCAGATTTAGATGGAAGATCATTTAACAATGTGATCAGAGAAATGCAAGTGAACGCATCTATCTATGGTACTTGTTGGGCAATCCTAGATAAACCTGCCGTACAAACACAAACCAGAGCAGAGGAAATACAATTAGACATCAGACCATACATCAGTCTTTATACCCCTGAGAATGTCTTAAACTGGAATTTTGAGCGTAGTTTAAATGGTAAGTATATTTTAAACAGATTAGTTCTATTAGAAGATTTATTTGATGATGTAGCAACCATTAGAGTATGGACTAATGAAGATATTACTACTTACAAAGTAAAAGATTACACCAAAGGATATTCTACATCTAAGCCTATGCTATTAGATGAGATGCCTAATATGCTAGGCAAAGTTCCTGCCGTAATTTTATATAACCAGAAATCTCAGCGTAGAGGTATTGGTATATCTGATTTGAATGATGTGGCAGAATTGCAGAAAGCTATTTACAATGATTATTCTGAGATAGAGCAGCTAATCAGATTATCTAATCATCCTAGTTTAGTAAAAACACCTAATGTAGAAGCTAGTGCAGGTGCAGGATCTATTATTGAGATGCCTGAGGATTTAGATAGCAACTTAAAACCTTATCTGATCCAACCTAGTTCCCAGTCATTAGATGGCATTATGAACAATATCAATATGAAGGTAGAAGCTATTAATAGAATTACACACATGGGAGCAGTCAGAGCCACTCAGGATAGAGTGCAATCTGGCATAGCCTTACAGACAGAGTTTCAATTATTAAATGCTAGATTAAGTGAGAAAGCAGATTACTTACAGAACGCAGAAGAACAAATCTGGAAACTATTTGCAGAATGGCAAAACCAAACATTTGATGGTGAGATAATTTACCCAGACTCATTTAATTTGCGTGACTATGCCAGTGATCTACAATTCCTACAAGCAGCTAAAGCTAGTGGTGTTCCTTCAGATACCTTTGCTAAAGAAGTAGATAAACAGATTGCTAGAGCCGTAGTAGATGATGATGAAAAGATTAATACGATTGATAGTGAGATAGATGCGAAAGCAGCACCTATTGGTCAGTTTAGTACACCAACAATAGAAGGGGAAGAAATTGCCGAAGTTTGATGATCAGAATATAGATTTACCTTATGGTATTCCTGTTCAAAAAGGATTAGTGGATAATTTTACATCCGCAGGTCAATTTGGATATAACACTTCAGTATCTACAACCTTTGCGACTGTTTGGGGTGGCACAGGTTTATATGTTTATCCAACAAGTGCTTCAACTGCAGTTGCTACAAGTTCAAATACTGGATCTGATGATGGGGGAACAGTATTAATTACAGGACTAGATGAAACTTATGCAGAAGCATCAGAAGTTATTACTATTGGTGGATCAGCATCCACTACAACATTTATCAGAGTTTTTTCCGCAAGATTAATCACTGCTAATACAGGTGATTCTAATGTAGGTAATATTACGATTACTGCAGACTCAAAAACTGTTGCTTACATCAATGCAGGTTATGGATCTAGCTTACAGGCGGTTTACACAGTTCCAGTCAATAAGAAAGCATGGATTATTTCCGCATCTATTGGAATGAGTAAACAAAAAGAAATTGAGTCTAAGATTATGACGAAACAAATCAATAATGGTAATGTATGGAATACGATTGGTTATCAAACTACATTCGCAGTTCCCTTATACAGAAAATTTGAAATGCCTATCCCTATTACAGAAAAAAGTGATATTGAACTAAGAGCCAAAGCAGATGCTACTTGTGCAGTATCAGGAAGTTTTGAAATACTATTAGAGGATGTCACCTATTCCGCCTAAAGGCAAAACAGTATCTACTACTGAGTTCTACAACTGGTCACATCAGCAGCATAATTTAAAAAGATGTTTTTGCGGCGAATTTGCAAGTATCGGTTTTAATTACAAATTTGGTATGTTAGAACTATTATGTTTTAAACATTACAAAGAGAGGATAGGAAAATGCCATACGGAAAAGGAACATACGGCTCAAAAGTCGGCAGACCACCAAAGAAATCAGTTAAACCTTCTATGAAAAAGAAGAAAAAGAAGAAGTAATGCCACTAATTAAGGGTTATTCAGCTAAATCTATCAGTAAGAACATCAGGACTGAATTAAAAGCAGGGAAACCTAGAAAACAGGCTATAGCAATAGCTTTATCTACTGCTAGAAAAGCTAAAAAGAAAAAGAAAAAGAAATAATGGCTAATTATAAAGGTCGTCAGGTCAAACTCAATAAACCATTCCGAACACCCAATAAAAGCAAGAAATTTGGTGTTTATGTGAAGGATAAATCCAGTGGGAATGTGAAAGTAGTGAGATTTGGCGATCCTAAAATGAAGATAAAAAAGAATATCCCTGCCAGACAAAGGTCATTTTTGGCTAGAATGGGGGGTGTTTTAAAGCAAGTCAGAGGTCAAAAGACCTTATCCCCTGCCTATTGGTCAATTAGGGCATGGAAAAAAAACTTTCCTTTATAAAAATAAATAGTTGTAATTTAGTTATAAATTGGTTATAAAATAACCATGAACACAAATACAGGAGAAACTAAAATGACTAAAGTAAGCAAAGAGTGGATTGCACACTGTGAAAAAATGCAAAAATTATATAACGATAGTATTTCTAATGTTGCTTTAAATGAAGCAAATCAAGAAATTAAAAGCGGTGATGTAATCACTGGTTGGGGTGGCGGAGAATTTATTTTCTGTTTCATCTACAAAACTGGCGACTTGCTAGTATGTGAGAAAGATCAGGATTGGAAAAATATCCAAAATCGTTTCTTAACTAAAGCAAATTTCTTTAATTTAAAATGTAAGGAGTGGGCATAAGCCCACTTCTCAGGAGGTAAATATGAATCTTACAGACTTAGAAAAATTATTAGTAAAACATCTTTTTAACTGTAATGGTTATGAAGAAGCTAAATGTTTTAGATTTGATTGTGAAATCTATCCAACAGAGGGTAGATATTCAGCAGCTAATGTAGAAGGTGCTGATTTAATGGTAGGTCAGTGGAAGGGTGTTTTTGGATCATTAGAGAAAAAAGGTGTTATTCAACTTTGTGAATACCTTAATGATAATCGTAGAATGCCTATATATATGTTTACTTATGAAGCAGAGAAAAAATTAAAGGAGGTAAAATAATGACTGACACAAAATGGATTATTGAAAAAGATCACATTTCAAAAGGTAGAAAAAAAACCTTTAATGGATGGATTGCAACTTTAGTTGGTAAGAATGATGAGAGATTAGACATCATCAGATCATGGACTAAGAAATCATTAATTGAAGAAATAAACTTTAGATACCCATATCAGGAGGTAAAATAATGAGCAAATATAAATTACCATTCGGTCAGAAACTTATCCAAGAAGTGGGTAATTTTCTATTCATTCAACAAAACCATTTCTATGAGCATAGCGGCGTAGTCACTGATCAGGTATGGTTTAAGTATTATATCCATAAAGATGCTCTTAATAAAAAAGGGAATTATGGTGTTGTTAGTATCAGAGATGACAAGACATATTCAGTCTTTGATAAGCAGTTTAATATATCTATCTACAAGAACTTAGAGGATGCCTTTAAGTATGTAGAGGAGATGTGGAGTTAAGTAAATAATCCTGTATTTACTAATTAGCCATCCTGTTATATACAAAATGGGATGGCTACAAAGCAAGAGATATTATCAAAACTAGCTGCTTCTCACGAACAAAGAATTTCCAAAGTTCTTTTTGATCTTGAAGAAGATATTATTGCTCAATTACAAAGAGCCACAGACGGAGTTCCCCTTACTACTGATTTAGCTATTCAGCTAAGACCAAATCTTAAAAGACTAATAGAGCAGAACTATCTTAAAGAAGGCTCTAAGATTATTTCAGAATATGATGAAGTTGTTAAAGGATATATGGACTATATCCGCACTACTCCAGTTTCCGCTAAATTTAAAACGCTTACCAAACCTGATCTAGTCTTAATCAATCAATTAAAACAATTATCCTTTAGTGGATTTGAAGATGTAGCCAATAGATTTCTTGATACGATTGCTACAGAGATATATTCATCCGCCGTCACTGGTAAACCATTTCCTCAGGTGGTAGAAAACATCAGAGCATCTATTAATGGTGTCTATAGACGAAGTAATGAGGAAGCAGTCAATAGATTAGTTAGGATTGTAGAGGAGAATAGATATTCAGATGATCCTTTAGCTAAAAAGAAATACTTAGATGCCAGAAAGATCCTGCATAGCAAATACGCATCCGATATTAGAGGTGAGAATATGCGCAAGTACGCTAATCAGATTGCTCACGATAGTATCATGCAGTTTGACGGACAATTCACTAAGTACAAAGGTCAAGAAGCAGGAATAGACACATACAAATATACTGGCACAAATATTACGACTACTAGACAATTCTGTAGAGCCTATCTTAATGAAATAAAAACAGAGGAAGAATGGAGAGAAGTATTTACTGGCAACTGGAGAGGTAAATCAGGATCAGATCCTTTTGTGAATAGAGGTGGTTATAGATGCCGCCATAGTTTAATCCCTTATGATCCTGCATGGGATGCAGATGAAGAAGTAAAACAAAAAGTAGATGATATAAAACCAAAAACTAAACCAGTTGGAAACATTCCTCAAAAAAATATTTATTCCCCATTCCCAAATACAAATGGTAATTCAGTTAATAAAATATTAAATGATTTAGATGGTAATGAAGAATCTACTATAAGAATAAATAATTTTATTAATGCTAGAAATATTGGACTTAATTTCTTACCTAGAGCAACAAGAAATATAAACAATAGAAGGAAAGAATTACCAAAAGTACAAGAATGGTATAGTGGATATATTAAAGAAAACAAAGATACATTTAAATATGGAAACCAAAATTATCCAATACAATCAGTAGAGTTAGGAAGTTTAAAAGGAAGAAAAACTTATAATGGATGGGCTACTCCATTGAATAATATGCCAATAGCTTTAGTAGATGAAGCAACAGATTTATCAAAAATAGATATAAAAAAATTACAAGATTCAATAGCTTTTACATTAGATAGAACAAGCAAAAATCAAGGTAAGTATGTTTCAAAATTAAATATTGTAGGGAAAAGAGAAATCAAAAATGCAGATTTTTCTTTTTCAGCTAATTTAAATGCACTAAAACTAGATAACGAACAGAAATTTACAACTATGATGCACGAGATTGGGCATCAAGTTCATTATTACGCAATTAAAAATGTAGGTACATCAGATAGAGTGACAACAAATTCAGTTGCAGATGCAATAAATTTTATAAGAAACAAATATCCAAATAGCAATAATTTTATATTAACAAAATATGGATCATCAAATGCACATGAATTTCATGCAGAATTATTTGCTGCGTATGCAACTAACAGAAAAGCATTAGAAAAATTTAACAAAGGATTAGTAGAATATATGGATGACTTAATTGAAAAAGCTACACAAAGTAAGGTGAAAGGACACTAAATGGCTATAGAATTTTCAGAAGCATATCAAAAAGCTGAACTTTTATTACAGGAACAACCTATAAGTCAGGAAACGATAAAAGAAGTTTTAGATTTACGGGATAAGATACCTGAGAATGAATTAGAGTTTTTTGAGCAATTATTAGATCATTTGCCAATATTAGAAAACTTGTAAAAAGACAAAAATAACTATATCTCTTAAATAAATAACTAACAAAGGAGTTATAGAATGTCTGACGAGAATAAAACGGAACAGGTGGAACAGACAATAAACGAAACAGTAGAAGCTAAACAAGAACAACCAGTAGAGCAACCCAAGCCAAGTCAATTTGATATTGATAAGGTCGTTAAGGACAGACTTTACAGACAAGAGAAACAATTACTAGAATCTTTAGGCGTAAACGATTTATCTGAAGCTAAAGCAGCTATTGAAGAACGCAATAAGATTGAAGAACAGAAGCAGCTAGAGCGTGGCAAGTTTGATGAGGTGATGAAAAAGAAAACCTTAGAATTTAATGAGAAACTAACCAAGCTAGAGCAAGAACTTAAAAGTGAAAGAATTGATAAACAATTAATCAATGCTGCTTCTAAACATAGAGCGATTTCACCAGATCAAATCAAAGAGTTGATGAAAAACCAAGTACAACTAAATAAAGAAGGTAAAGTAGAAGTGCTTGATAATTCTGGAACTCCTAGATATAACAAAGATGGCGACTTGCTGACTGTTGATGAGGCAGTGCAAGAGTTTTTGACGCAGAACGCACACTTTCAAAGCGCAACTCCTCAGGGGAGTGGAAGTGTAAGTAATGTGGGAAAGTCACCTACGCAAAAGACTTTAAATGTTGCGGACTTAGACATGAGTAATCCTGATGATCGTAAGTTATATGCGGATTATCGCAGACAGAGAGATTCAGTGACTCATATTAAACTAAACAAATAACTAAAGGAGTTATAACATGGCAAACGAAACAACAAGTACAGGTTTAAGTGAACTGTACACCGAGATCGTTGCTGAAGCTGAGTTCGTGATCCAAGAGAAATCTATCATGAAGAACTTGGTTAAAAACTACACTATTGCAGGTGGTGGTAAATCCGTAGAAGTACCGATTTACTCAGCTATCGCAGCAGCAGCAGTAGCAGAAGCAACCGATCTTTCAAACACTGCAGTTAATCCGTCATCAGTGACAATTACTGCATCAGAAGTAGGCGTAATGACTACACTAACTGATCTAGCAAGAAACTCAGCACCTAGAAATGTTGCTGCAGATATTGGTAGATTATTTGGTGAAGGTATTGCTAAGAAAATGGATCAAGATTTGATTGCATTATTTGATGGTTTCTCAACCACTTTAGGTGACGGAACTACTGCTATTGCAGCATCTTCTATTTTCAATGCAGCATCAACACTCAGAGCAGCAGGTTTACCAGTTGAGGAGTGTTTCTGTATTCTACACCCAAAGATTGCTTATGACTTAAAAGCAAACTTAACAAACACATTTGCAAATCCAAACGCAGGTGATTTACAGAACGAAGCATTAAGAAGCGGTTATGTAGGTCAGTTAGCAGGTATTAGCGTATTTGAAACTTCAAATATGTCTAACACTGGTACTGCAGGTGATTACAAAGGCGCAGTATTCCATAAGGATGCTTTAGCCCTAGCTATGATGCAGGACATCAAAATTGAAACTCAAAGAGATGCTTCTCTAAGAGCAGACGAGATTGTTGCTACTGCAGTTTACGGCGTAGGCGAATTGCATGACTCTTATGGTGTAGAATTGCACTTTGATTCATCAATCCAGTAGTATATGCTTGTGGGTGGGGTTAATCCCCACCTACTAAGGAGATTATTTATGACTGAATTAGTTAAATTACAAAAAGGCGATAAAATCATCACCAGAACTAAATTTGATTATGAAAAAAATTATATCCATTGGAAATTAAGAGGTTTTGAATTAGTAGAAGATCAACCTGCAGAAGAAAAACCTAAAAGAACTAGGAAGAAGAAAGAAGATTAATGGCAACCACAGAATTTTCAGTAGCATTAGCAGATGTGCAGCAGTATCAACCTGATATAGCTGAATACGGAATTGCAGACTTTGATACACAATTACAACACGCTGAAAATGATGTAATCAGACAGATTAGAGAAGAATGGTGGGAAAGATACCGCCATACTGTACGCTATAAAGATATTACTAAGGTCACATCTTTAGAATTAGATAGTGGCAAACTCACCAATTCCCAATGGACTAGAAGTGTCGTTTATAAGGCATTGGCAGATTATATTTTACCTATGCTTACTAAATGGAAAGATCCACAAGGCGGAGATGGTGCAGATACATTTCAAGTCAAAATGGATTATTACAGAAAAAAATATAATGAGGAGTTCCAAGCCGTATTGCGTGATGGGGTAGATTATGATGAGGATGATAGCGGAACTATCTCAGAGAGCGAAAAAGAGCCTATTCACCATTTACGATTAGTTAGATAATGGTCGCTACCATTAAGGTAAAAGATAATTCTATAGAAGTAAGAAAAGAATTACTTAAAGTTTCCCAAAGAGTACCTAAGGCTATTAAAAAAGCACTGGCTAACGCTGCTGCATTTGAGATCGGTGCTATCAAGAAAAGAACACAAACAAGAGGTGTTGATTATAGAGGAAATGCTTTTGCTCCCTATTCACCTAAATACAAAAGAGCCGCAGTTAAACAATCAGGAGTAGTTGATCTTACTGACACTGGTCAAATGTTTAGTTCCTTAACTAGCAAAATATCAGCTAGTAAAGGTGAACTATTCTTTAGGCAAGGATTCGCTAACAGAAAAGCATTTTTCCATGATGAAGCAGGAGCAGGTAGAAAGAAAGTTATCAGACCA